TGCAACTGTTCAACGTCGGAAGCCTGTCAGCGAGCCAAGAAAGCAAGCGGCGCCAGATGCGCGAGGCTCCCGGTGAGATGAAGCAGGGCGACGTGATCAGGGCCACAATGGAAGTGAACGAGACTGAGCTGGCCTAGACAAGTATTCTGAAGCCATCGACCCCGACCATCTCAAAGTGGCGCTCGCCGGCCGCCGCTCTCCGCGGTTCTTCGTCGAGAAGATCCTTGGCTGCCACGCTTGGAGCAAGCAGCTCGAGATCCTTGAGGCCGTCCGCGACAACCGGCGCACCGCAGTGCGAAGCGCGCACGGCGTCGGCAAGACCAGGGCCGCGGCCTACGCGGCTCTCTGGTGGCTGCACAACCACCCGCGCAGTCGCGTCGTCACGACGGCGCCGACCTGGCATCAGGTGGGTCTATTGTGGCGGGAGGTGCGATCGGCATACCGGGTCTCGCAGCGCAAGATCCATGGCGAGCTGATGACCACGCGGTTGGATATCTCACCTTCATGGTATGCCCAGGGATTGAGCTCAGACACGGAGGAGAAGTATCAAGGATTTCACGCGAGTGGTGGCGAGCCGGGTGGTCCGGGTGGATTGCTGGTGATCGTCGACGAGGCCTCGGGTGTTTCGGATCCGATTTTCGATGCGGTGAGTGGGTATATGACCTCGGAGAATGCGTACCAGTTGCTGATTGGGAACGGGAACAGGCCGGAGGGTGCCTTCTACCAGACGCACCAGAAGGGGCCCTGGTCGCGGTTCCAGATATCCGCGGAGGATGTGCCGGAGTCGATCATCTCGAGGGATTGGATTGAGGAGATGAGGATGCACTGGGGGGAGGATTCCCCGCAGTATCAGGTGAGGGTCCAGGGTCGGTTCCCGAGTGGCGGGAGCGACTGGCAGTTGTTCCCGACGTGGCTCCTTGAGTCGGCCCAGGATATGACGCCGAGCGATGAGGATGTCCACATGGGGGTGGATGTGGCCCGGAGCGGCTCAGACCGCACCGTGGCGGTGGTGACAAAGGGGGGCCGGGTGATCGCGGTGGATGGTTGGCAGGAGTCCGATCTCATGCGTACGAGTGCTCGGATCGAGGATTTCGCCGCCAGGCACAAGGTTCCGGGGGAGAA